GCGTGTTTTTTTTTTTTTCCTTCTTATTAAGGAGAGGAGTATCCTGATTTCAACTTATTCGAGAACGGGGACGTTTGGCGGCGAAAAGACAGCCGCGAGCGTCCCTTGGTTTGAAAGGTTCTTGGTCAGCTCAGAAGGGTTGAGACCAAGCTTCTTAACCCGGTTTTCCCAGTAGTCGGGCAACTCGGAAGTGTACCACGCGGCCATGGATTCAAAATTGTCAAACTCATTAAGACGATGAGCAGTGACATGGCGGGAGATTAGGTACATCAAGAAGAGGTACGCCTCCTTATTGGTTCCACAAGTGTCCAAGAGAAGCCCACACCAACGAGTAACCCACACAGCCGAATGAGCGTCTGTGTGGTTGGTGGTGATCGACTTGACATAATAGTCCTTAACGGGGCGGAAGGGCATAGCCCACTTCAAGTCGCCCCATCTGCGCTCAACGAAGTATCTTTTGAGGAAACTTGGTCCTTCACGGCGGAGTTTCGTTCGCCACCACTGACCGGTTGAATCGCGCTCGTCACTGACAACAGAGAAGAAGTGATTATAATGGGCGGTCTCTTCCTTCTTAATGGGAAGGCCGAACACATCCGTGAGGTATTTCGCAAGGTAACCTGCAAAGGGCGTGCCCTCATGATCGATGACCAGATGGTGCATAAGATCCTTGCGCCATCCTATGAAAATGTTATCTCCATATATCTTGACGACCGGAAGGGGGGTGCCCCGTTTGAGTTTCAACTTTCGCTGGAGGTGGCGAAGAGCACATTTTATGGCAATGGCGACATAAAGAGTGTCACCAATGGATGTGCCGAAGAGGCCAGAGAACATAACTCCCACAATGATGCGATAAGTAAGGCCAGTCCACTTTATAAGCGTGGAGGCAATGTCGTCAGCCGAGTAACAAATGAACGCACGCAGAACATTGTAGTTGGTTTGATCACCAGTGGAATCATACATCGCAAGCATAGATGTAAAGATTAACGTGAGGAGTCCAGGGTGGAGACGCTGGTCAAGCTTGCTAATGTCAGAACAAAACCAGGACCAATCATCATCCCAAGCGTGCATCTCGTGAGCAAGGGTATCGGCACCGCCACCTGCCCACTTGTGTCCGATGGCGCAGTAGTCCGTCCCGTAGAACATTTTGAACGGGTCTGCATAGCACTCCTTATCAATGAGAAGCTTGATCATGCA